CACGACGACTGCCGGTATCTTCGACTTGGATACAGACTCCAATGGTCGTTGGTCGGTTGAGAAGTTCAAAGGTCTGATGTTCGGTATCGAGCGTGATGCAAACGCGATTGGTCAACAGACTCGTCGTGGTAAAGGTAACATGCTGATGTGTTCTGCTGACGTTGCGTCTGCATTGCAAATGGCTGGTATCCTTGACTACACGCCTGCTCTGAGCAACAACCTGAACGTGGATGACACAACTACGACATTTGCTGGTGTCCTGAACGGTCGCTACAAAGTCTATGTTGACCCGTATGCCGCTAACGTTGCTGCTTCGCAGTATTATGTTGTTGGTTACAAGGGTACGTCCCCGTATGACGCTGGTATGTTCTACTGCCCGTATGTTCCGTTGCAAATGGTTCGTGCGGTTGGTGAAAACACCTTCCAGCCGAAGATCGGGTTCAAGACTCGTTACGGTATGGCTGCTAACCCGTTTGCCCAGACTTCTGGTGCAGTTGCTGCGGGTGACACGCAGAACACTGATGCCTCGATTGATGATGGCGTCAATGTTTACTACCGTCGCGTTAAGGTTACAAACCTGATGTAAGACCCTTTCCACGACAGAAAAAGTAAAATAGTCGTGGACCTTCAGGGGGCGCAGTTTGCGCCCCCTTTTTTTTATCTTATAAATACTAGTATGGCAACAAGTTATGCACTATCAAGACAACCAGATGTGTTGGATTATGCAAGTCCAACACAGTTTAGTTTTGTAATCAATCAACTACCAAAGGTGCAGTTTTTTACTACAGCTTGCAGTTTGCCAGGTATTACTCTGGGAACGACAACTTTTCCTACCAGATTTACACAAGTTCCAATTCAAGGTGATAATGTAACATTTGAAAGTTTCAGTTTATCCTTTATTGTTGATGAACATCTTGAAAACTATTTGTCTCTTCACGATTGGATAACTGGAGCTGGTTTTCCAAAATCCACGGAGCAGTTTCAAACCTTCAGAGACGAAACCTCAGAAACGTCAGATTTGGGTTATCAAAAATCAGGAACAAGAACTAGTATGGTTACAAAGTCAGATAGAAATATGACTTCTGACTCAACACTAACAATACTAACTAACAAAAATAATCCCATTGTTGAAGTTAGATTTCGCGATATGTTTCCTACCACATTGAGTGCACTTAATTATGACCAGAGTGCAACAGACGTTGATTATATGAAAGCAAATGCAACTTTTGAATATCAATTATATGAGATAATAAAACTTTAGGATGATACATGGATAAATTGAGTGAGCTCGCAGCCGAGGCTAAGCGGGATTTAGATATTGATGATACCTTTGAAAATTTACACCAAGAATCATATAAAAACCAAAGAATTCGACCCAAGTGGAATGAGTACAAAGCAAAGTACAAACTTCTAATATTTCAGTTAAAAGCTGACCATCGCAGACTATACTTAGACAAGTGGGAATACTACGCGGGTAAATCTGACCCGAAAACTTATTCCGAAAAACCGTTTGACATGAAAGTTCTCAAGACAGACCTTGACATGTATATCAATGCAGACGAAGAAACTATTGAAAGTGAAAAGAAGATTGAGTATTACAAAACAATACTTGGTCTTATTGAAGATACACTAAAAAGTATAGAGCAGAGAGGTTGGGATATTAAGAACGCCCAACAACAGCAGATACATTTGGCTGGGGGTTTCTAATGATTTTAAATGGAGTAGAATTATGATTGAATTAAACTATGCATTGAACACATTATTTTTTGTAATATCTGGTGCAATGGTCATGTGGATGGCTGCTGGATTTACTGCACTTGAAGCAGGGTCAGTTAGAACAAAAAATGTAACAGAAATTTTAACTAAAAATGTCGCACTATTTTCAGTGTCGTCTATCGCATTTTTATTTGCTGGTTATGGAATAATGTATGGATGGAATGAACCAGAAAAACATTCTATGTATGCAGATTTCTTTTTTCAAATGGTATTTGTTGCTACTGCAATGTCTGTAGTATCTGGTGCTGTTGCAGAAAGAAAGAAACTATGGTCGTTTCTAATATTTGCCACATTATTTACAGCAGTGATATATCCATTAGTAGGTTCTTGGACTTGGGGTGGCGGTTTCCTTAGTCAACAAGGTTTCTTTGATTTTGCTGGTTCTGGTATTGTACATATGGCAGGTGCAGCTGCAGCTCTTGCGTCTGTTATTATGATTGGGCCGCGACAAGGAAAATATGATGAAAATGGTAAACCACAAAATATTCCTGGCTCCAATATGCCTCTGGTTGCATTGGGTACTTTGATTTTATGGTTAGGGTGGTTCTTTTTCAATGGTGGTTCTCAACTAGCATTTTCTACAATTGATGATGCCAAAGCAGTTGGTAAGATATTCGTTAATACTAACATGGCTGCAGCTGGTGGTCTACTTGCGGCAATGGCCATGTCTAAAATCTGGACAAAGAAAGCAATTCTTAATGTGACATTGAATGGTGCGTTGGCAGGATTAGTAGTTATTACTGCTGACCCATATACACCAAGTCCAGAGATGGCGGTGTTATATGGTGTGTTAGGTGGATCAATAATTCCCTACTCAATGAGCGTATTTGAAAAATGGGGTATTGATGATCCAGTAGGTGCGATTTCCGTTCATGGTATTGCTGGTATTATTGGTCTATTGTTAGTTCCTATCTTTAATTCAGATGCAACCCTACAAACTCAAGTATTAGGTATATTTGTTATTGGTTTATTTGTATTCATAACTTCTATTGTTGCTTGGTGGATATTACATAAAACCATAGGTATTCGTGTAGGCGAAGAAGAAGAGCTTAGTGGTTCTGATATGTGGGAAGGAACAGGGAGTGCGTATCCAGAGTTTATGGAAGATGGGCTGCAAACTCTTATCAAAAAAAGAAAGTGAAAAAATAATTGGAAATGCGGGAGGTTTTTGATGAATGATGTTGATGTGAAAGTTGATGAGTATAGTTGTTTTCCCACAATGATTTACAAGTTTGAAGCAGACTTGTCTGACTATTATGATGGTATGCTAGAATACATTAAGACACAACCAATGGAACTGGATGGTATGATTCAGACCAAAGATAATTTGTACACTTTGGAAACATTCGAGCCACTGACAGAAGTTGTTCGTCATACCACAGGAAATATTCTCAAAAATCTACAGTATGATGATTACAAAGAAATTGAAATCACGAGCATGTGGGGTAACCATATGCAAGAGGGTAGATCACATCCACCACATACACATTCTAATAATGTCATGTCTGGTGTGTATTACATTGAAAGTTCAAAAGATGCATCTCCCATACAATTCTTTGACCCAAAACCACAAGCAAGTGTGTTGAAACCAAAAGGAATTGCCACCTGGCAAAATTCTTCTATGTTACAGTTTAACTCTGATGTTGGGACAGGATTAGTTTTTCCTTCATGGTTACAACATTGGGTTCCGCCTACTTCGGCAGCAAGAACAAGCATCTCTTGGAATTGCATTATTAGAGGTGACTATGGTTCTAGAGAAGAATACCAGTATGCTTATCTCTAAGAAGGATGAAGTACATCTTGTATTATCAGATGTTGAACCAGCTATCGCAGCAGAACTAAACGACTTCTTTACTTTTGAAGTACCAGGGTTTAAGTTTATGCCTGCATATCGTAGTCGTATGTGGGATGGTAAAATTCGTTTATTCAACATACATACAGGAGAAATTTATGTTGGACTTTTACCTTACATAGAAGAGTATCTGCAAAACTCAAATGTAGAGTTTGCACTTGAAAAGGGTGTGATAAGTAAAAGGCCTATCTCAAGAAAAAATGTTGAGGGTTTTGTAGAATCACTAAAGCCTACTCTTGGTGGTAAAAGAATCTCACTAAGAGATTATCAGATTAATGCTGTTGCACATGCGATTGCATCAAACCGAGCTCTTCTCATTTCACCTACTGCATCTGGTAAGTCACTTATCATATATTCTCTTGTTCGTTACTATCACATCAAAAAACTGAAAACACTTATACTAGTTCCTACTACTTCACTAGTAGAACAAATGTATAAAGACTTTGAGGATTATGGTTGGAATGCAGAAACCTATTGTCAAAAAATTTATCAGGGGCACGACAGAAACATAACCAAG